AAAGAATGTACCTTGTTGATTGTTGATGATTTTGGAACTAATGAACCCTCAGATAAATTTATGGGTTTTTTCATGGATCTTATTAACTCAAGAATGCAATGGGAAAAAAGAGGTACAGTAATAACAACAAATCTCGATGAAAAGAAACTTGGTCAATTTTGTGGAGACGCTCTTTCGGATCGTCTTAATACAGGTACTTTGTTGATTTTCGAAGGAAAAACAAGAAGAAGAGAAATAATCAGATAGGAGAAAAGTAATGATCGAAGTATCAAACGTTCAGGCAGTTAATAAAGGAAGTCTTTTGGCTAAATGCGATGTGTACATTGCACCATGGGATCTAGAATTATGCGAAGTTAAAGTCTTCGAAAAAGGAGCAAATCGCTGGTTGGGAATGCCATCAAGAGAATTCACAAATCAACTTGGTGAAAAGAAATACATTGAGTTGATCAACTTTAGAAAAGACACAACAAAGACTCGTTTTCGTGCTCAGATTTTGGAAGCAATAGATAAATTCTTGGATTCAAATCCTGATATGACACCTGTTGATGTCATCAAAGAAGATGAACAATTACCATTTTAAGGTTTCATGAAAAAGGAAAAAATGTTGGAAGAGTTTGAAAAAAACGTAGAATATTTAAGAAGAAATGTTCCTCCTGACGATATCTATATTTTTACAGAGCAAACGTTTATGGCTGCCATGTTTTTTCTTATGAAATGGAAAGACCTTGTTGATCTCCGGAAAGAATGTAGAGAAGATAAAATCGTAGCAAAGTGGGTGAACAACATTGGTGGTTTTTATCTTACAAGACTTGAAGGTAATGATCAGCAATTAGATTTGAATATGGAAAGTATTGAATGAAAATAATATTACCTGGCGATCCCATAGCACAAATCAGAATGCGATATTCAGGAAGAAACGGAATAGGGAGAATGTATGATCCTAGAGAAAAAGAGAAAAGAAAACTTAAAGCTGATATTTCTGGTAAAGCTGGTAATTCTCCTTTGCTTAATCATCCGCTTATCTCTTTTATATTTCATATGCCTATTCCTAAGTCTATCCCTAAACGCCTTTTGCCTCTTTACCAGTCCGGCTTTCTTAAACATGAAAAAAAGCCTGATGTTGATAATCTTGTTAAGCTGTATTTGGATTGTTTAGACCCGATAGTCTTTGATGGTGATCAGAAAGTAACCTTAGGTTCATGTGTTAAATTATACCATAAAGAGCCTAAGACTATTATTATGCTATCCGAGACCACTGAGATTTTGACTCCTCAAGAGGTTGATCCTTCTCTCGCACTTTTCCTTTTCGGCGAAGAATACGGTAAATTGTCATCGAAAGAAACTCTTTCCCTTCTCGAGTTCGATAACCTTTTTCTGTCAAAACTTCAGCAATTCTTCGATATGAAAGACCTATCTCAAAAAGTTCATTCATCTCCTCAATCATTTTCTGTTCTAAAGGATTTATGATTAGACGACCTGGCTTTAATATCTTCTTATGATGAGGGCCATTCACTTCGATTAATTCTTTCTCATCGATAGAAAAACCATAAGGAATGCCACCAGTTCTCTCATTTCTTTCTTTCTTAGCCCATAATTTATCTTTTATCCGTTCTCTTAAGATGACTACTTCTTTTGCTGCCAAAGCCGCATAAATCGAGAAGATTAAAGGATCTGTTACACCCGGTTGGTCAATCATTAATATCTGGTTATTATTCCTTATCAGGTAATCCTTGATTTTATGGGCTTCTAGCTCATTCCTTGCTAAACGGTCAACTCTTTGTCCAACAAGAATGTCACCTTTATTTAGAGCGTTCAAAGCCTTATTTAACCCTTCTCTTTGCTCAAGAGGTTTTTTAGAGGTTATCGAATCGGTAAAGATGATGTATTGAAAATCTGTTTCATCATTTGATTTTATGAACTTCAAACATTTCTGCTCTTGTGTTCTTAAATCCTGCTCTTTTGTGGATACACGTAGATATATTACATATTTCATTCTAAATTCTCATAATAGTTTATTATAGTGTTTTTCATGGATTCTTCTAATGTTCTTTTATCTTTACTTGTAAAAGATAATGTGTTTTTTCTATTCACATCATACAAAACCCAATAATCGTTTGTTTCTTTCTTGTAGTATACAGGTAATGATATTGAGTAAGCTGTATCTTCAACAACATAGTCTACATCGACCATATCTATTATATTCATTCCTTGAATCTTAAGTTTCTTCTTCGTCATTTTCTTTATTTACTCTTTTCTTTCGTGGTATTTTAACGTCCGGAACCATCTTTCTTAGGTTATTCAAAATGTCTTCTTCTTTTAATTCTGTCCTATCAAGTACATGGTTTACTTGAGATTTGTAGAGAGATAGCAAGCGCTCAATCTCCCAAAGAATAGTCTTAGCCGTCTCTGATTCATCATCATCTAATAGTCCTTTGTTGAATGCTACGTGTTGAAATGCTGCTAGCGTTTTTAAAGAGATCATTGAGCTCAGTAAAGACGCTCCATATTCTTCCAATGTCTTTAATTTATCCGCTTCCACTAGATTGATTTTCATGATTTTCCTTTAATTTAACGATCTTTTCTAAAGCTAATTTTGAGGGCTTAGTTGCCCCATTTTCCCATCGATTAACACTTGTAACGGTTACACCTAATTTATGCGCAAAATCAGCTTGAGTTAAACCAAGTTCATTCCTTAACCACTTGATATCATTAGCATTCATGATAACCCTTTATTCAACTGTTTAAACAATTCTGCCGTTCGTCTTGGTCGATATTCTGTATCTATCTTAACACCTTCACCATGCTCATTAAACAAAGCTTGTAGCCAATTTATAGAGCTATATTCTGTAATAGCCTCATCACATTTAGAGGTTTTCATTAGGCACATGATTTGATCTTCATTCTCTGGATTCATTGCATAAAGATAACATTCCCAAGATGAAATAGGATCATAAACGCGAATTTCTGCCATACAAGCCATTGATTCAGCTTTATCACCCCAATTTGATATCAGCTTTTGTTTTTGATTGTGATTTAGCATTAAGACAATTTCCTCCCTTTCTTCAATTCCCCGTTTCTTTCTTGAAAAGGCTTCCCATTCTTTTTCTCTAGCTGTGATATCATCTTTTCTGCAGCCTCTTCTAATACACCTGAAAGGGATAATCCGGGTGACCAATAAACCGCGTTCTTCAATCTTTCAACAAGATCAGCATCCATGATAAGAGTAACTTTCTGTTTCTTCTTGCCATGAGGTTTTTTATTAACAGATTCAACAGTTGTTACCCATGCATCTAAAGGGTTGTCACCGATTGTCTTTCTTGTCATATTATCCTTTTTTATTTCGTTTAATAATCTCTGCTGCAAGACTTCGATAATCCGCTGCACCCGAACTTTTTGTGTCATAAAGAGTAATCGGTTTAGAAAAAGATGGGGCTTCGGCTAATTTTACATTTTCTCTAATCACTGTTTCATAAACCTTGTCACCAAAACGATCTCTTAAATCTTTAATGATATCTTGAGAAAGTCTAGTCCTCTTATTCACCCTACACGGTAAGATACCATCAATCTCAAGCCTAGGATTCAACCTCTCTTTAACCATACCAATTGTGTTCAGCAATTGCGCTAAACCCTGAACTGCCATAATATGCGTCTCTAACGGAATTACCATATTATCCGCAGCAACAAGAGCATTCAAAGACATGATACCAAGTGTAGGTGAACAGTCTAGCAACACATAATCCCATTGAGTAACATTCATTAAATACCTTTTCAGGATACTCTCTGCACCAATCTCACTGGCTAGAGCCTTATCTATAGAAACCAACCATGGAGATGCGGTAATTATGTCTAATCCGGTAATTATGGTTTTAGATGATATACCAGATAAAGAAGATTTACCAGCATTTTCGGTAAATAGGTTATATAAGTCTTTTGTGGTATTTCGGAAACCAAGCCAAGATGAAGCAGAACACTGAGGATCTAGATCTATCAACAACACTCTTTTCTTCTTTTCTGCCAATGCGGCAGCCAGGTTAACCGCAGTTGTTGTCTTAGCTGATCCACCTTTCTGATTCAGTATTGCCAATGTTTTCATATTATTCCTCTTTATCCAATTTGGTTATCAGAGCCTCTATAATCCATTGAGTTCTTGTCATCCAGGGTTTTTCTTTAACCTTGGCATCTACTCTTTCTAATACCGATGATGGTATTCTTGTTAGGACGTTGGTAAACTCCGTCTTTGCCTTCTTAGTTGATGGTCTATATTTCTCTAATAACCCATCCATCTCTTCTAACAAGTTAGCATCTGTCATATTCTACTCCATTGATCTTATTGATGCATAAAACATAACACACTACATGTATCATGTCAATACACAATACATATTAAAATAAAGATTTGACATAAAATACCCCTAATATGTTACTGTTCGTATAATCAGTCTTGAACATAGCCGTGATCCGGCTCAGAGGATCTCCTCAACCTTTATCTAATCAATCTCTTCTAACCAACTAATCAAGTCTGACCAGGTAATCACTATGGCTTTCCCTTCTGTAAAAAAAGGTAACAAACTCGGCGAAAAAGCTAAACAACCTCATGCCGGTGTCCCACTCAGCAAGGAAACTATCAAAGACCTTCTAGTCAAATGCAATGGTAACCTATCTAGAGTGGCTGATTCAATGGGGTCAACTAGACAATGTGTTAGACGAGTGATTGATAAAGATCCAGAATTAATTGATCTTTTAGCTGAGACAAGAGAAAGAAGAATTGATATCTTAGAAGATGCATGCTTCCAAGATGCTATAGAGGGTCGTGACACTGGTCTAAGGTGCTTCCTGCTTAAGACGCAGGCTCGTCACCGTGGTTACGATCAAGATGATAACAAGAATGCAGCTAAGGATATAGCGACAGCTGCCTTCGACTTCATCATCAACAAGTCAAAGAACCCAGCTGAGACTAACAAGTAGCTCTCACACCATATCCACAACCAACATCTAATCTCTGTAACCTAGTAGTATAACCTGTAACCAACCAAGAGTCTGGTTACGACTGATAGGTTACACTATCTCTTGGGTCCCATCACCATCTAATCCAACCTTGAAAAACAGGTGGGGGTGATGACCTTAATTGTTACCGGTAACTGTTTATATCTATCTCCTGCCCTCTCTCACATTTAAATCCTTTTCTCAAAAAAATTATTCCAAATATAATCTGCATCGCTTGTCTAGAAAGGTAGGTAGTCTAATCTTCTATTCAAATCCCCTACCCAGAAAACGTAAAGGGTAGTCAGATAATGTGGGTACCCTTTAGAAAAAATTTCTTCTAGATATTTTCTGAGGTGTTTCCTTAATGGAAATAGTTGGAAAAAAATCTTCTTGGGTGAAAATGGAGAGTGGTATGATGTAGGGGAAAGAAGGGGTTATTATGAGTGATGTTAGTGATTGGTTTGATGATAGATTAGGTTCTGCTCCTATTTTCATTGGTAATGAAGAGAAAAAGAGAGAATGGGATGAGATGGATCCTCAAATAAAGAAAGAGGTTACCAATAACATTAGAAGCTATGTTCATATGATGGAAAACCGTGTGGCTATTGAAACCATGGCTTTGGTTATCGAAGATTTAGTCAAACGGATTGACAAGTTAGAGGGTAAGAATGACTAAAAAGAAAACCAAACTTCAAAAGCTGAAAGACCTTGGTTTGCTTGGTGCTATTAAAGTTGATTGTCATCAGTACGGATGTCGAAACCTAGAGACTACATGCAAAGACTGCGGAAGGGTGGTTAATACGGCTAAGATGGATGATGGATGGATTTTTATTGATGATCAAATGCCACAAGATGGCGAATACATCTTGGGCTGTTCTGGGGAAGGTTCTCCTATATTTATAACAAGATTACATGAGGGTGATTGGGACACTGGGGCTAACTTCAAAAGGCCTGCCTATCTTAGAAATGAAATGTTTAAGACTAGTGCTTCCCCTGTATATTGGATGCCTCTACCTAAACCACCAATTCAGTAATTTCTTAATAGACATAATTACCATATTATCCATATATTCAGGTTAATCATATAAACTGGATATACCATGAGCGAATATGTTGAGATTACCTATGAAAATAAAGGTAAGTTTATAGATTATATCACCACCCTGAGAAGATGTCCCTGCGATCAATGTAGAAAAGAGGCTGAGAAGGCTTCTGATCATCTAAGAGAATATTCAGAAAAACCGTAAATACCTCCTATTCGGAAAATATGTCTATACCGTAAAAATAAATTGTCATAAAAAATATTTTAATATATGAGTATGCCTTTCGGAAATGAGGGTATACATATGACAAGTTATGGTTGGAACATAAGACAAGACGAATACAAAAAGGATGTAAATATGGGAACGCAAGATGTGACAGAAGAGATGAGAGATTTGATGGCTGTCTATGAGAATGCCTATCAGACGTCATCTGAGAAGACTGGTGTGATTCTAGAGCAGCTAGTGCATTATATGAGGGCTTTTGTTGCTGAGTATGACACAAGAGCAGCTGTTGAAGATAAACTACTGACATTGAGATCTAAATTGGGTTTGAATGACTGTGAAGAGTGTGAGGAAGAATAATGGCGGATTTTTTAAATCGACATATGATTGAGATTTCTAATTTAATTCTCTCAATAACCATTGGTATTTTTTTCTTATCTCTATCTTACACTCTTGTGTGGGGATAGATGTGCGAATGTTGTGGTGGAGATTGTAAACTGCATGGAGAAGAGATGATACCTGAACCGATACGTGATGTATCTAAGATTATGGTCGAGAGGTTGATCTCTTTGGGTAGAGCGCAACGCCTATTGAAAGAGATTATGTCGGAAGAGATATTTGATGGATTGTCTAAACACAACGTGTATTGGACATCTCAACATGATAAAGAAGATGAGAAACTCGACGATACTCGCAGAAAACTGGTTGTTATCTACGACAACCTATGCGATCTCCATGCAGTGTTACATGATGATGTGTAAAATACTGATATGCCATATTTTACTGTAATACAGGTAATTCTGTCTGTTTTAGAGAAATAATCTCCTGAAAAGATTAAAATCAGATTGTTTTTACCTCTATTGCAGTAAAAATGGATGTCTAGGATTTTATTATGGATGATACGTATATTCAGTAAATACCATATATTCCGAATAGACATAAAAAAACCACGAATCTGGATCCGTGGCTCTCTGAAAGATAAACTGTCAGGGATGATTAATATGGAACAGACTTCCCGAATACACCTGCACGTTTCTTATCACCAGCTTTGGTAGATTTTGTTTTTGGTGTGAGACTTTTAGGCTTTGGTGCCTTGGTCTGTTTAGTACCTGTTACGAATTTAGCTACTGGATCTTTTGTTGCTTTTGCCATGTGAAACCTCTCTTGTGTTTATAATAGTTTTCCCACTAAGATGAGTTTTTGTAAAGAAATTATTTTAATTTATGGTGTATTTTATGACCAATCCGATGCCTAATCCTCAAGATCCTAATGATGCAATGTATCAATTCATTGACACGCAGCCAACGAGTCCTGAACCGAATAGTCCAGACTCTAGTCTGAGCCACTTTACAACAAGACAATTCACACCACAAGGTATTACAGCGGCATATCCTATGGTGGTAACAATAACTGATCATGGATTTCAAAATGGACAAGCGCTTAGAGCGACGAAATTTGTTAGTACACCTTTTGCTTCGGCTACTGGTATGGAGCAGCTTAATAATCGCATTTTCTATGTTCAACAGGCGACATCAAATACTTTCATTCTTAGTGATGTTAATACCCTTCCTATTGATGGCCGTGGCTTCACTCCTTATGTATCTGGAGGACAATTCACGTTATCAGGACCCACCTTACCGGTAGTTAATCCATCGGAGTTTCCTCCAGAATAAAGTCTCTTAGGTATATCTCTGTTTCCAGATCGATGTTAATTTAGGTAGTCCTTCATCTAACGTATCTGGCACACGGGAAAGGCCGTTTCTAGAAAGATTGTAGGCCAATAAAGATTGTCTACTATATTTCGTGGGACTTTCTCCAAACGCCCATAGCTCAAAAGGCGCAATATCTTCTTTTCCGATTTCTTTGATTATTTCCTGTCTAATCTCGAATGAGTTTTTGTTAGATAATGGTGTCATAATATAATCCTGATAGGTTTATTGATTGGTTCATAGACTTCATTCACATGGCTGGCATTGACGAATTTAGTTAATCCGGTATCCATCAATTTACCACCATGTTCGTGAATGTGGCCAAAAACATGGATTTTAGGTTTGATTTTCATAGATATATTTCTTAGAGACATGCTTCCGACATATTCTTGGGTTTTTCCGTAAGCTGTGTATCTCTCTAAACTGTCGAATATACCATATGCAGGGCTATGGGTAATCAAGATATCTGTGTCAGCTGGTATTTGTACGAATTTATTATACAGTTCTTCTTCTGTATCGACAGTAAAGGCTTTGCATTTGGAATTCATATTTGGAAATGTTTTTGTCCAGGGGGAACCATAGATCTTTAATCCTTCGAATTCTGTTCCTGAGTCGCAGAGGTATTCAAACCCTTCTGGAGGATCGATATTCCATCTTCCATTTGCAATAAGATTGTCATGATTCCCTGTTATGACTATTTTCTTTGTGTATTCTTGATTACACAACCAATTCCTGAATTGAGCATATTGCATACCTAGGTCACAAGCTGTCAAATCACCAGCAACAATAAGTAGATCGCCTCCATGCAATTTCGGGTAATAACCATGTAAATCTGAAATTAGTGTTATGTCCATCTATACCTATTTAAAAAAAGGGGGCTGCCTCCCCCCGAATCTAAAATGATGTTTTGTTTGATACGGGTGTCATTTTTTATCTTTATGTTATGGTTATCGTAATATTCTGAACCATTTTGTTGATGTCGCCGAAATGGTTCACACATACATTTAAGGCGTTGATCCATTTCATTTCTTCCCCTTCTGCAACTCATTAAAACAGGTTAAAGAACATGCAAACACACTTTTTATGCTTCTTTCTTGCCGATAATAAAACTCTGAAGTTTTGCTTTTATCGCAATTGTCGCATTTACGATTGATCACTTTGACTTGAAGGGCCGGGTAGATTTCGGCCCAAAGATCCAGTTTAGCATTTTGTCTAACAAGTGGAGGTATCATGTTGTCCTTTGATGAGATTTTCTAGTGTCTGTATTTTGTTTTCTAATTGATCTAATCTGAATTTTATCTCGTTGCGATATCTTGAACCATTTTGATCCTTCTTTGCTTTAATTTCTTCCGCATTAAGTTGAGCATCTTCGGCAATATAATCGCCTAAACATCTTTTCCGCTCTCTTTTAATTGTAGATCTACTTATTCCTAATATTTTAGCGATCTCACTTTTAGAAATTCCTTTAGACAATAGTTCTTGGATGTCTACTCTATCAGAAAAAGTCAGTTTCAATTGCAAATGTTTGCTTTGCGTCATCTATGTTCTTTCATTTAAAACAATTTATATCCATATAAAACCAAACGCATGGTGTGTGGATGATTTCATTATTTATCGTTAGCATCCGCTGCATAAATGAGATTCGAGTGGTTAAACGAATAATAAAAAAATCAACGATAAAAACAGTGTTTGGTAGAGCAGTTAGAAGTATGCGGCTAGAGCAAAATCTCTCGCAAGAGAAATTAGCAGAACGAGCAAATCTTCATACTAACTATATCGGTTCTGTAGAACGAGGAGAACGCAATGTCACACTGGAAAGCATCTGCAAAATCGCAGACGGTCTTAATTCACACCCAGCCGATCTTTTTAAGAAAATACGTCATCCTTTTAGTTGCACTGAAAAATGAATTAGACAGACGAAACCCTTGCATTCCTATAATCTAGATTATTTTTTTTCCCAAATTGATTGACCACACCATTCAATGTCATCCCATAATTTATGAATATGTTGTTTTCGATTTCCAGGAATATTGATGAACCCATCTATGCCTTTTTCATTAACTTTTTCAACAAAAACATAGCAGCCACCAAAAATGGAATCTCTTTTTGGATCTATTTGTACAATGTCGCCATATCCAACTTCTAATGCTGTCATTATTTTACTCCTTGTTTAATCTTCTTCCCATCCAGCTTCAGCATCTTCATCCTCATGTTCGCTTTCCTGAGGGATATAGTTGCTTTCTGCTGTGATATCATTATCAAAATAATATTTAGTCCTCTGAGGATCGAGTTCTTGCATCCATTGTTTGTGCGGATTGCTTTGATGGTCATAAACCCAATTATAGATCTCTTGACTAATTGGTGTAAATTTATCCTGAACGCTGGTCACAATATTTGATTTTATTTGATTATACACTCTATCAAATGCTTTCATTTTTGCACTATTTAATAAACTTGCCACAGAATACTTTAACTTATCTTCTGAATCTATAATGTCAACTTTCTTTTGACATTGATCAACAATGGTCATGATGGAGTCTTCTTCAGCACTTAACTTCTCATAGGTAGGTTCTGATACAGTTATGGTAAAAACTAGATTACCTTCATCAGTATTTTTTCGATCTACTTTAACCTTCATTTTCTCTCCTGAATTACATGATTCTATCACAAAAGATAATACATGCCAAAAAATTTTAGTGTAAAGAAATTATTTTAAAATGGTAGAAAAGAAGATATGACAGATGACCTTGAAGAACAATTACTCAAAGACTTTCCAGATCTATTTATCACGAAAGGTTTAGGTTTTCCGAAGTTCGGAGGATTTAAATGCCAGGATGGTTGGTATGATTTAATCCGTGAGCTTTCACAAGAAATTACATATGAACTTGAACAGCAGTTCGGTCCTGAATCACGTGTAATCTACGCCACACAGGTAAAAGAGAAATATGGGACTCTAAGATTCTATATGAACAATCATGTTCCTGAAATTGCTTCATTGATCCATGACTATGAACACAAAAGTTCAAGGATCTGCGAAGTGTGCGGAAAACCTGGAAAGATGAGAGATCTAAACTGGATACAAACTCTTTGCGATGAACATAACAGACAATAGACAAGCTCTAGAAATTCTCGGCGATCAAGAATGGCGACTTAGAAATCTTTATAAAATTAAAGATAAAGAGGGATGTATAGTTGATTTTGAACTTAATTGGGCACAAATTGAACTTAGAAATCCTCATTATCTCAATATTGTACTCAAGGCACGTCAACTTGGTATTACGACTTATCATGCAATTCTATTCTTAGACACCTGTCTATTCAACAATAATGTTAACGCAGCGATCGTTGCAGATAGTAAGCCAATCGCACGCGAAATATTCATAGATAAAGTTAAATTTGCTTATGACAACTTACCACAATTCGTTCGTGACATGTGTCCAGCGTATCGAGATAACGTTCATGAGATGCGTTTCGCTAATGGATCGGTCTTTAGGGTGGCGACGAGTTTGCGAGGTGGAACTCTCCAACTCTTGCATATCACCGAGTTTGCCAAAATCTGTCAGGAGAACCCTTCTAAAGCTAATGAGATTGTATCTGGAGCACTTAATGCGGTACAAGCCGGTCAATTTGTCTGCATTGAATCTACTGCAAGGGGAAGGGAAGGACATTTCTACAATTTATGCAAAGAAGCACAGGCATTAAAGGATGCTGAAACACCATTAGGACATTTAGATTGGAAGATTTGGTTCTTTCCTTGGTGGAAATCATTAGAGTATGTAACAGATTCAAAAAATGTCTTGATAAGTAAAGACATGGAGAGGTATTTTACTGATTTGGAGAACAAGGAAATTATTTTATCTCCAGAGCAGAAAGCGTGGTATATCAAGAAGATGCAGACACAGGGTGAGTATATGAAGAGGGAATATCCCTCGACCCCTGAAGAAGCATTCGAATCAGCCAATGAAGGCTTCTATTTCGCCAAGCAAATATCTCAAGCAAGACATGAAAAAAGAATTTGCCACTTGCCATATGATGATAATGCGAAGACATACACGAGTTGGGATATCGGTATTGGTGATTCATGTGCGATATGGGTCTGGCAACTTGTTGGTAAAGAAATCCATTGTATCGACTATTATGAAAACTCTGAAGAAGCCCTTTCGCATTATGTTCGTTGGCTTAAAACTAAGCCTTACATCTATGAAAAACATTTTCTCCCACATGATGCGGCAGCAAGGGAAAAAGGTTCTGGAAAATCCTTTGCAGACATCGCGAGAGACCAAGGTCTTAAAGTGGACATTGTACCACGGCAGGCTAATGAGATTTTCGGGATCGAATGTTTAAGAAATATGCTTCCAAGATTCTTCTTTGATTATCAGAAATGTGAGAAGGGTCTAAAGGCAATTGAGAACTTTAGAAAAGAATGGAATGAGAAACTCGGATGCTACCGTGAGAGAAGCTATCATGATTGGGCTTCCCACGGATCAAAGGCTCTAATATACGGAGCAGAATCTATCCAACGCCTAGTAGGCGGATCTGGAATGTCAGCAGAAGAATGGAAAAGAATGCGAAAAGAGTGGATCTAAAAAATTTTGTCCAAAGTGTCAAATAATTATTTTAATCAATGGCGTTTACCTTTAGCAAAACGAGTGCGCCATTTAGATCCACAGGAATAACCACAGGTTATGGTTTTATAATATTTGTTAATAAGAAAGGTTTTTGAACAAATGACACATTGTCTCTCAATAAGATCATCACCTCTAGCTCGTCTAGCTGCTTGTTCACATTTATTGTCACAATATCTGGCACGATCAATTTGTTTTGCCTCAAAAGGATTACCACATTGCTCACATTTAAGTTTGTATATTTCTCGTGTTTCCCAAAGCTTTTTAGATTTTTCACCAAGAAATTTACGTCCTTCATCTGTTTTGTGCCAATCATGCAAGGTTTTATTTTCCTTCATATGCATCGAGAGGTGTTCTGTATGAGGAAGGCATTGAAGATTATCAATATGGTTATTGAGTTTGTTACCATCAATATGATGGATGTCATAACCCTTAGGAATTTTCCCTTTTTGGGTTTCCCATACCAATCTATGTATTCGAGTGTGCTTTCCTACGACATAATATCCATCACTAATGCGAAAATTAGTCATATTTTATCCTTTATTGATTACGAAACATATAGTACACGATTAATTAAAAATCCTCAAGGAGGAATATGAGTTACACTGCTCAAGGACCTCAAGGTGGATTTTCTGAACCCGATGGTAAATTAGCACAATTTCAAAGTTTTTTCTATGATGCTTATCGCACTTGGGGTGTTTATTATGCACAAGCATACAGAGATTTAAGAGCATATGCAGGAGACAATTGGACAAATCTTGAGCGAACCAAACTTGAAAGACAGAATAGAATGGTATTGGAGCTCAACAAAATACGCCGTGTTGTCAACTTATATTCTGGATACGAACGTGAGAATCGCACGCAAACGGTTACTGCCCCAGTGGAAGGATCTGATGAGATTACGGCGGATCTATTCTCTAATGTTATGTACTACGTATATGATAAGGGTAATGCGGATTACATCTTCTCGGAAGCCTTTGAACATGCGCTTAAGACAGGTTTGGCCATTGTTGGAATATACATGGATTACTCTAAAGACAAGGTCAATGGAGATATCAAGTTCTACTGGAAACCATTCAATGCACTTATGCTTGATCCCTACTTCACCAAAAGGGATCTTAGCGATTGCGACCAGGCATCTACTAGGGACTTGATGAGCAAAGAACAAATCAAATCTCTCCTTCCATGGGTAGATCCGGAAGAGATCGATGCTATCCCTACAGGTATCAGAGATAATAAATATCAATATCTA